AATTTTGAACGTGGCAAAATTCACGCAGAATTGCTTACAGATTGTGACAATTGTCATCCTAAATCTCGCACTCGTGCCTACAGAGTGCCTCCATTTAGACTCGCCAACCTGCTCATTGGTAAGAGGGCGCCCAAAAGACGTGCTCTAGATTCTGATGAAGAACTGTATTTGTCATTCGCATCTCACGAACCAGACCCTCAGATCTGGGTGAAAGTGCCCTCTCAGCCCGAATCTGAAAAACCGAAACCTACGTATGTTGAGGACTATAAAACATATGATATAACCCCGTTTCTTCCTCTCGTTGTGACCGAGTCGGATAGCATTCTGAATGCAGCAAGTTCCATACCTGAGGCTGCATCAGTAATGGTCAACACTAGTGCTTTGGTTGATGCTGCCATAACTCATGTTGGTAACCTTAAGAGGACCGGCATTGTCTATAGTGCTCTTTCCGCTGGTATGGGACAACATTTCTTCGCAAATGCTAAGTGGCAAGAACTGGCTTCTGTTGCAGAGAGACTTGCAGGTCCTAAAGAGACTAGATATGTACTTGAGCGTGATCATGTTCTTATAAATAACATGGTGAGGATGTTTTCCAACAGGTTCATAAACAGAGAACATGCGCTACTGCACGAAACTGAGTTCTCTGACATATTTGCAATCTATGTCAACGATGTTCGCGAAAGAAATTATGTCAAGAAGTTCATGGGTGCTAATGCCCTAGACACCAATCAGCTGGATGTGTTAAGATGTAGACTTAAGAGTGCTTTCAAACCGAGCAATGCAACTAAGGGCGATACGACGGACGGGGTGGGGCAACCCACTTTGTGTCACGAACCGTTAGCTTTGGTGCAAGTTCAGTATGTGATGCGCTGCGTGGTCTGGATGTTAGCCAAGGTTGCGAACCGAGGGGATCTAAAAGACAAATTCTTTCTCAACGTGTATAGAAATGCAGATGAATATGAGATGGATGCTGGAGCTGCCATAGCTCAGGCCACAGCAATGGGGGCTACACACGCAAATGGAGATGTCATAAAACTGGATAAGTCTCAAGATGAGTTTGATTTGGCTTTGTTTCGTGAGTTCTGTGTGCAAAATTTGCACATGACCGATGAACTTGCGGACTATCTTGTTCGCCTTTGCGAATCTCCCACGGTCACCAGTGGTTTGTTCAGGATGAAACTGTATCAGAGATTTCCGACCGGTTGCATTCTCACATATTTGTTGAATACCATGTGTTGTGCAATTAAATACACCTACAGGTTTGACTGGGATGGTCTGGCTGTGTTGCTTTCTCAAGGTGATGACGATGATCTTACGGCTGTGAACCTGAGAATAAATTCTGTCAGGCAGATGGAATTGTATGCCTGTTCTAAAACGCGATTCACTGACACCATAGATGATGCGGCCAACTACTGTGGAAAATTGCTGGTGGGGGAATTTTTTGTGCCAGATTTCTACAGAATGTTCTGCAAATTCACGGCAAAGAGATGTCGGAATTGGTCTGACTTTTTAGAGTATCAACAGTCAATGAAAGAAAACATTCAAAGCTGCTTGAAGAGTGGTTTGACCAGGGTGTTTGCTGCCTCCATATTGAATAGAGACATTTCTAGTCCTTTTGGTAGGGTGAAGGTTTCCCCAAATGAAATGGAATGCATGTTCGAAGTGTATGTGAGCTGGGCATTTGCCAGTAAACGCACTTATGACAAGTATGTTAAACAATTTCGTTTTGAGGAGGAAATATTGAATGCAGACAAAGAGATTAGTCTACAAATTTATGACAATTGCGCAAAAAGGCTAATGCCACAACTTTATTTTGAATAGAGCGTGTCCCCGAGTGGGTCGCTAATCTAAGGATTTAAAAAAA